CATCCATCATTACTTAAAATTGTTGGATGAGCAGGTAAAACGAACTAACAGGGACATCTGGGGTTATCATCTTGATGAAAATTTTTCGACAAGCGGTGTTTTATCTCAACAGTATGAATCTTCGGATGATTATGATTGGCACCAAGATGGATCTAACTCAGAAAACTTTGATTCAAAGTTCACCGTAGTAATAAATTCGTCTCTTGAAAGATTTGAGGGAGGAGAGTTGGAAATTTTTACACAAGGCGGTATTCTTCCGCTACGTGAGCTACGAGGTTTTGGTTCGGTAGTTATGTTTCCCAGTCATGTTCCTCATCGCGTGACAGGGGTGACCAAGGGAACCAGAAATACCATAGTTTACTGGAAAGAAGGCCCACGGTTTGTTTAGGAGATTGTGATGGAAATTAAGTTATCTAGTTTGATGAACCTCGCCCCAGCGTTATTAGTCGGTGCTGGTTTGATTGCAAGCTACACCACGCTTGAAGCACAGTCTCAGGAAAACGCAGAGGACATTAGTGAGCTTTCTGAACAAGTTGACGAGATTGAGGATGAGGTTAATCAACTACAAAATCAAATGACACGCAGTGAAATTATTCAACAAAACACCGCAGAAGATTTGAGCGATGTTAAAGCAGATACAAAAGTTATTCTCAACCTTCTTCAGCAGAATCAAAGACGGTCTACAACGGACTAACATGCCTACCGTCAAGGAAGCCATTGCACGGATCGAGGTTCACGAGAAGGAATGTGCGCTTCGATATTCTTCCATAGAACAACGCCTAGAGTCTGGTTCCAAAAGATTTGACAAATTAGAGCTAATGCTTTGGAGTATGTATCCGTTTATTATAAGTGTGGCGGCAGTTTTTAAATGGATTGGTTAAATGGAAATAATAGTTTTTGCGTTGATGGTGCAACTTGCGCCAGAACAAGACGAGCGAGTGGCAAGCTATTGGGTAAACCAAAAACAGTGTGTGCATGTTGCTCGTGTTTTGTCGAGCCGTGAGGAAAATTACAAAAGCGTTCTAGCGTATTGTAAACCAGCTTTTGTTGATCCGATGAAAACGGAGATTCAAGGTTATGCCAAAAAGACTACAACAAACCAGTAAATATGCAAAGTATGATCTTGATGGTGATGGTGAAGTAACAGACGAAGAACTTGAACGCCATCAACAACTAGTAGAATTAGAACTCCGCGAAGAAAAAGCAGATTCACAAAGAAACATGGCTTGGGTTGCAATGATTAGCATGGTCATGTTTTCTATTTTTCTCATGTTACCCATGATGCCCGATAGTCGAGTCAAAGCTCTGTCTGATCTGCTTGGTTTGTTTTATATAGCACAGGCCAGTATAGTAGCAGCCTATTTTGGTGCAACAGCATTTATGAGTAGAAGGTAGTGTGCTTGAAGAAATTGCAGCAGCTAATAAAGCCATTGATATCATGTTACAAAGTGTTAAACATGGTAAAGACCTTTCGCATTGTGCAGAGGCATGTGGTAATTACTTTAATAACAAATCAATTTTGGCTAGACGCTCTAATAAGAAAGGGCGTGGTAGTGCGCTTCAAAACTTTATGGAGTTGGAGAAACTAAGAGAGAAAGAAGCTGAATTACGAACAACAATGAAACTGGCTGGAAGGCCGGGTTTGTGGGAAGACTTTTTAGAGTTTCAAAAACAATGCAAAAGAGAACGCATAAAACAAGAGCGAAGTAAAAAACAACTAGAAAATGCTACAATGGCGCAAGTCATGCGATGGTTTAAATATATGATGGGAGCCACCGCTTCGCTTTTTAGTATGCTCATGGCGGTCATGGAGTTTCTTAACGCAGGGAAAGGAGAATAACATGTTGCAAGCATTAATTGGTCCTGTTGCAGGACTGTTAGATAAGTTTATAGAAGACAAAGACACCAAGAATGCTTTGGCTCACGAAATAAGTACAATGGCAGAGCGTCATGCTCAAGAACTTGCAAAAGGTCAGTTAGAAGTCAATAAGGTAGAAGCAGCCTCAAAGTCCATGTTTGTTGCTGGCTGGCGACCCGCTGTTGGTTGGGTGTGCGTGTTAGGCATGGCTTCAAACTTTATTATAATACCAATGGCAAACTTTGGTTTAGCAATTGCCGAGTCTAACATTACAATACCGCTTATTGATACCAGTACAATGATGCCTGTGCTGATGGGTATGTTAGGGTTAGGTGTTATGAGAAGTGTCGAAAAAGTGCAAGGGGTTTCAAGAGAAAAATGATTGGTTGGCTATATGAAAAACATTTGAAATTATTTTTTGGGCGCGAGTTCAAACGTGTTCGTGCGCGAGACAGCAAAGGACGTTATCTAGCAGATGATAAATCTACGCCTGATAAGAACGAAGCGTATATCAATGTGTCGGCTGCTTTAAACGCTGGTAAAAATGAAGACTAGCGGAGAAGGTGTTGCTCTCATTAAAAAATTTGAAGGCTGCAAGCTGGAGGCTTATCAGTGCAGTGCGTCAGTTTGGACAATCGGCTGGGGAACAACTAAAGGAGTTCAAGAGGGAGATACCTGTACGCAAGACGAGGCTGATGCTTTTCTGGAGGATGACTTGTTTGAATTTGAAAAGGCAATACACAAACACGTTAATGTGTCTCTTCAACAAAATGAATTCGATGCGCTCGTATCTTGGGTATACAATCTTGGTGGAACTAACCTTCGGGAATCTACTCTCCTTGTTCGCATCAATGATAATACTGATAGCAGCCGCGCTGATATTCCTTATCAAATTAGAAGATGGAATAGGGCTGGCGGCAAAGTTTTAAATGGGTTAGTTAGACGCAGAGAAGCAGAAGCATTATTATGGCAAGGTAAAGATTGGACTCATGTGTAGGTGACATATGCCGTTACAGAAATTAGCCCTAAAACCGGGCGTTGACCGTGAAAACACACGCTACACAAGTGAAGGCGGTTGGTACGAAAGCGATAAAGTGCGTTTTAGACAGGGTATGCCTGAGAAGATTGGCGGTTGGGTACGGATATCTGCTAATACTTTTTTAGGTATATGTCGTTCTTTGCACTCATGGGTAACGCTTACTGATCTAACAGTTACAAGTGTAGGCACACACCTTAAATACTACTTAGAAAGAGGTGGTGCTTATAATGATATAACACCTTTACGTGCTACCGTATCTCTTTCAGGACCGTTTGCTACTTCTAGTGGGTCTGCCGTAGTGACTGTAACTGATGCTAACGGTGGGTATAAAAACAATGATTTTGTTACGTTTAGTGGGGCTTCTGCTGTTGGAGGATTAACACTGAATGGCGAGTTTCAAATAACGTATAGCACAGGTAATACATACACCATAACAGCTTCTTCCACAGCAAGTTCAAGTGCTTCTGGTGGAGGCACCGTGTCAGCAGCATATCAGATAAATACTGGCGCAGAGTTAGCCGCACCGTTAACTGGGTGGGGAGCAGGTACATGGGGTGAAAGTACATGGGGTAATGGTGGTACTGGAGAAGAAAGATTACGGGTATGGAGTCAAGGTAACTTCGGAGAAGATTTAATCTTTGGACATCGTGGAAGTCGGTTATATTTTTGGGATGCTTCTGATGATACGCCTTTAGACAATCGTGGTACTTTATTAAGTGCAGAATCAGGTGCATCTGACGTACCTACAGCACAAAACATTATTCTTGTTTCTGACATCAATCGGTTTGTGTTTTGTTTTGGCGCAAACATTATAAGTACATCCACACAAGACCCGCTTTTAATTAGATGGTCAGATCAAGAAAATGCTGTTAACTGGACTCCCGCTGCTACTAATCAAGCAGGTAGTTTGAGGTTATCACGAGGCTCAGAAATAATTGCTGCTGAACAAACTCGTCAAGAAGTGCTCGTATGGACTGATTTCTCTTTGTACGCTTTACAATATGTTGGCGCACCCACTGTATGGACAGGACAACTTGTCGGTGAGAATATTTCAATAGTATCTCAAAAATGTGTGGCTGTAGCTGATAACGTAGCTTACTGGTTCGGTAAAGATAAATTCTATATGTATGACGGTGGTACAAGAGTATTACCCTGTAATGTTAAAAAATATGTGTTTAATGATATTAATTTGACAAATCAGGAACAGATATTTGCTGGTACTAACGAAGGCTTTGATGA